GCAGGTGAAACAGTAGAAGAACAACGCGCTAGAAATAAAGGCATTGCTAACAAACTATATCAAATTGTTGGGCAAAGCTAAACCGTTGTTACAGAAATATTTCGTAACAATATATAACAACGCAATATTCCATGACCTACTACAATATACCAAACTATGAAATTTAGTTATATAGCAAAAAACCCCACTAAAAGTGAGGTTTCTCGTCGTGTACCCGGGGCCGGACTCGAACCGGCACGGTATTGCTACCAACGGATTTTAAGTCCGCTTACGAGATTGTCGTGAAAGGCACTTTTTGTAACAATATATAACAAAAATCTATGAGGTTAGTTCTCTCATCACCACCTGACATGAGAAGATATCAGGCGCTACAGTCTTGAATGTCAGTGGGCGAACTAACCTTACATAATGTAGTGGTCCAGTAGGGTTGTTAGCGTTTATAATAGTGCCATCTTCGCAATAGATAAAAGGCAATCTATTTGTTACTGTATTACTAAATGTCTCAAGCTCTGCTTTATTTGCAGCAGTCATATGATCAAAGCTAATCGTAAATGTTTTATAATTATCATGCTTATCAATATAATATCTGTTTGCGCCATGCGCTTTTACTTCTTCTGAGCCAAACGTATGCTTTGTGATAACATTTGCAGTTGGGTTAATTGGTAATGATAATGTTTTACCAAAAAAGATTTCGGTAATACCATCTGCTGAACCGCCATCAGCAAAAACAATGCGATATCGAAAATCGCCACTAGACTGAGTTACAATGTTCCAACCTGGCGTAAGTGAGTCTACTTCAATGTTTGTGACATGGTTTGCCGTTCCGGTAGCATTATCACTTCTAAACATTCTAATATCTGTTGTAATTGTAGTTGTCGTATAGATAGCAACATAATCAACGGTGACTGCACTTCCAAAATCAAAACGAAGCGCATCTAAATCACCCCAACTTGTAATCGCTTTTGTAATGTCTTGATCTATAGCAAATGCTTCATTTGTTAGTGTGCCAGCATTTGTAAAAGTTTTATTGGCTATATGAGCCGTACCATCTTCTACGTTAATAGTTGATTGGTATGTGCCTGCACTATCATAAAATATTGTTGCTGCCATTATGGTGATTCTTTTAGTGTTATTGTGGTAGAATAAGTATTTGTAGCTATTTGATTAAACGTAAATGGTTTAGCAAGCCTAACAGTATGATACGTTGACTCATCATAGTATACGAATGTATATAAATTCTTATAATTAGTTTGAAGTAGCTCTAAGCTAGTTTTATTCGCTTCTGTTACTATTGGTATACTAATGGTCCATTCGCGCAGTTCTGTATCAATTTTATTTGAAAATTCTGTATTATTATATGTACTGCTAACAAATGAGTTAAAAGGTACTTGCGTTGTAATGCTATCGCCACCAATAGGCAAAACAAATTCAGTACCAAAAAATATCTCAGTAATGCCGTCTACTGCACCGGATATAGCGGCAACATGCCAATAGCGATTAGAGGCTTGAGTAAAACTTCTAATGTTCCATTTTGTTGTAAAATCGGCAGTAAAAGTATCTATATTAGTAACTTCTCCAGTTGATGCATCGTCATGATGGACTCCAATACTATCTGTTTCAGCAGCATTAAAAAACAAAGCAACAAAATCAATTGCCTTACTAGCACCAAAATCAAATTGTAATGCATCTCTAGTTACAGCTCCAGTTTCACTATTTGTAGTTCTGCTAAAATTCGTAATAACATCTGTAGTATTTCGATCAGTAGCCCTACTTTCATTTGTAATAGTACTAGCATCACTAAAAGTAAATACGCCATTTGGAGTTCCACCGCCACTTGTACCCTCAGAAAAAACACCATCATTAAGTGTTGCAGTGCTTGTACCTACATTATCAAAGTATAACTTATGTGCCATTAGCTTTTATATACTTCCATTGCTTTAATTTTTAACGAATTAACTGTTAACTGGGTATTGGTAATCCGAAAATAATAGTCGGTGTAGTCATCTCCACGAAAACGAAAATCTGCTGGTGGATCAGTAAAACGTACTATATCACCAATTTCTAATTTAAATAGAGCAGGGTCTAATAATTCGCAAGAGGCTAAAACGCGTGGATATTTAAATAGAGCAAGTAAATTAGTTGCATTTTTAGTGGCATTTACCCAGTCATTATTAACTGTCATCACATTATCATTATCGTCAAAGCCATAAGCTGTCTGTGCGTCAGTATCTTTTGCCTCTCCAGCCGTTAAGTATGCTCCTGATCCGACATGTTTATCATACTTAAAAAGCACTTTCCAAAGCATATCACTTGTTGAAAGTGTACTAAAGGATGGATTGCGATAGCTAGAAACAGTTAAGTCACTATCTACTGTTGGCGTTGAGCCACGGTTTTCTGCTTCTTCGATTAAGTAGTACAATTGGCCATCGCTAGGTCTAACATAGCTAATAAAACCACCCTCACGTTGAAGCTTTAATAATGCATCTTGGACTCTCATATTCTCACTATCAATTGTGCAACGTGTAATATTCGTATATTCACCATCTATTGCGGTTCTTGTAGTAGAATCAGCAGCGGCGTTTCCAAAGTTTGTGACCAAATTAGAATGAACATCGACTGGCGAACTTCCGCTAATATCTGTTAATCCATCTAAAGTCGCGCAATCAGTACCGGCATACAATATACTCGGTAAGTTTTGATCACGCGATAAAAATGTAGTTGTAGAATTTGGTATTTCAATAAAAGTCGTAAAATCTAAAAACATTTCATAAACATCAATTGTTTGCGCAGAAGAGGATGTAGACTGTATATAAAAACCCATTTGAACGCCGTCTAAATTGACACCACTTGAGTGGTCATTCCACTTTGATGTCACATCTAATTTAATTTCAGTAACAGTGCTTGTTGATAACTGCGCATTCCATCCATTTGAAGTCGTAATGTTTCGTTCATCACTTGCTAATATATCTGTGCCGTCTGCTGCATCTAACCAAGCGTTGGCAGCATTAGCAAGAGAGCATTGACCTCTAATAACTAACTTTACTGTGTGAATTGAACCCATTAACGTGCCGGCCATTACACCAAAGACACCACTAAGGTTACTAGAGCCTGCTGCTGCTGTGCATCTTTTGAAATCACTCGTATCCTCATTAATTGCATCTGCAATAGTGTTAAATGTCATATTTGCTGCATTAATATCAGCGTCTTGAGATTGTTCTTCGGGGTACATGCGGACTGACATTTTAAAATAATTTTTATTTGTTGCTGGGTCAGCGTCATTATCTACAATTAGTGTATTTGTTGAATATTTAGTTGTAGAGCTTGTTTGTGCCTCTTCAATGGGTACAAAGCGATCTATATCTGCCACATACATATGTGGTTGTCCACCGGTATCGTTTAAACCCTCATCGTAGTATAAACTATTCTTATCATGCGCAATAAACTTAATTGGTCTAAGTTTTTTATTTCTACATGTACCAGGACTGTTAAGACTTGATACGTTTACATCATATGCACCGTATGAGATAGAGCGAAACATTTGGCTACCAGGTCCAGGAGCTACGCCAACTTGACTCGTTAGTATCTTATTATCGCGCCACCCTGAATTATCTTCACATAAGATTGATATTTCTTGCGGTGTTACTTTTGATACTGACTTTATAACACCAGTAAATATTTTAAGGCATGTAGCTAATGAAGCTAATGTGCCATTCGTAGCATAATAAATTACGACTGCTTTATTAATGCGGTCACCAAACGATGCACTATACCCAGCATTAGCAATACGTAAAGTGATGGAGCTAGTAGAGGCAGAAAAGTTTTTGAAATCTAAATTGCTATTGACACCGGGTGCATTTAATAATCTACCATCATAAGCTTGCGATTCTACAGTAACATCTCTTGTACTAAGGTATAAAGTTGAGCTACCAGCAATTGTGAGTATGGGAAAAATGTCATTATTACGCTTGAGGCTATTCGTAAAATTTGCATGAGGAGATAAAGCCATGGTTTATGCGTTAGCTTCACGCCTTAATTCTTCTCTAATAGCAGGCAATACTTTAGTTCTGACATGATCTTCGTCACCAACCATATCTCCAGCAATGTTAATAGTTAAGCCACCACCGCCACCACCGCTATTCATACTTGCTAAGTTTTGTATACCAATTCTATCTACAGCGCTACGACGCATAACAAACTCACCAGCTTGCGCCATAATTGGAACATTATCTTGTCCTTGGACCATACCACCTGTTGCAAATCTCTGTATGCCATTATTTTGTATTAGTCCACCAGTATGAGCAAACAAACTAGCAAAAGCGCTTACTGCTGCGCCGCCAGCAGATGTAGTCTTGCCTAATGATAAGACAGCTCCTAATGTTTTTAGTAAAATTGCAAATTTCTTTTCAGCAGATAAACCTTCCTGACTTAAGGCACGTAGATTCAAACCAACCTGACTAAAAGCACTACCTAATTGTTGTGCAGACATAGCCATGTCTTTGCTTTGTGTAATATTAGTTTTTTGGATATTAAAACCTTCTTGAACGACACTTAAAAACTTACCTTCTTCAGCCGTTATGTTTTGAACACTCATTGCTAATTCGCCATTCTGCAAACTAACACCCTTTTGAAAAGTCAAGCGATCGCCAAATACTTGTGTTAATAATTTTTCTGAATCTAGTACTAATTGTGACACTTTTAACTGCTGGTCTGTTGCACCATTATTTTGCATATTAATTAGAAACAATTTATTCATTAATGATTCTTGAATTTTTTGAAGCTCAGTATTTTTTTCAAGAACCATGTTACTTTGACCTAAAGTGTTAATATACTGATTCATGCTCATGGTTGCATTTTGTATACCCTGAGTATTGGTATTTACAGCAGTTGTATTAGCTTGGAAAGCACCAGTGTATTCTAAAAGCTTACTAATAGCAAGTGCCAGTATGCCAACAGCACTAGCTTTTAGTGCTTTACTAAAATTTATAGTTGATAGCATAGCAGCAATAGCTTTAGCATTGTATAGGGTTAATGCAATACCTAAACCAGTAACATGTCTAGTAAAATCTATTATGGATTGTGTATTGATAGCTCTAAAGAATGCTTCTGTAGCCGTTACGGCTTTTAATAAAATTGGCGCTAATATATCACCAACGGTCGCTTGAAATCTAGTGACTGCGTCCATCATGTTACTAATAGCACCAGTCATGGTTTTCGACATGCGCTCACTACTACCCTCTATGCCTGATGCAGGATCTACTAAGGTTTTAAGTAATGCTTGTCTAAATTGAGGTAATGTCGTTTTAGATAAATCGTCTAAACCTTGCGTTGTCTTAATAATATTAAGTATTCCACGCTCTCGTAAAATATCTGCTGCACCTGCACCACCTGCAAAAGCACGACCTAAAGCATTCGCTGCTTCTGTTGCAGATGTACCCATAAACGCAGCAAGGTCAGTGACAGACCTTAATGTTGTCTCTGCATTCAAACCAAACGCCTGTAACTGCGCACCAGCATTTACCACATCGTCTAACATAAATGGTGTTGTGGCAGCTACTTCATTAAAAGCTTTAAATGCTCTTTCTGCATTCTCAACACCGCCAGTAAGACCTACTAATCTTGTTTTTACATCTTCAAATTGTCTAGAGGCATTAACAAAACTACCAATAGCTCGCGTAAAACCAACTGTCGCAAACGTAACCAGCAGCATGTTGTTTCGTAATGCACCAATTTGCCTACGAAGTCCAGCCGTTGCTTGACGCTGTTTTTCTGTAGCATTCTTAGCTTTTTTTGAGCCTTGCTCAATCTCTTTAAAGCCTTTTTTTGCTGCGGTAAAACCTTTAGTTCTTATTTCTATGATGAACTTGCTCATCTTGCTCCAATTTTATACATGCATTATACTCTTCATCTATAGCGGAAAAGATGACGAATCGCTCATAAACAGCATCGTCTATATGTGTTGCAATGGGTAGGTTAAAGCGCTTGATAGCCATAAACTCATCAAGCCACAACATTGTTTCAGGATCGCTAAAATATGCAATATCAGCGCAGTAAAGCAGATTAAAGTATAATTGCTGACCTGGAGTAAACTTTGCATCTTCATTCTCTTCCAGTATGCGCTTAATCTCATGCCACATCTCCTGTTCTGTATATTGTATTTTCCGTTTTAATGTTGGACTTTTTGCCTCATACGGAAATGTAAGCTCGCGTGTTTTAATTTTGTGATAATGAAACCACAGTGCTACACGAGCTTTTAATTCTTTTTTTTGTTTGGGGCCTTATACTCATTGTAGATATCCATTAGTACAATGTCTACCTCGTTATCATCTAAATGCCCTATAGACTTTTCTGCATCTGTAAATGCAAAATTCATTACCCAGTCTAATACTTTGTAGAATTTACTGTTATCGACTTTGCCCTCTGCGTCAACAGCAGCAATCTCTAAACGGTGCAATTCTCTTCTGTTCTTGAATGTTAAATCACGGCATTCAAATTCGCCATGTTTTGTTTTTATGGTCATACATACTCACTATTTGTATTAACCCAGGATTTAAGCGGCAGTACCGATGCTTACAACAGTGTTAGCTGTATCAGCTCCATCGTAGGTACATCTAAATGGAATAACAGTTTTCCAACCATCATCATCAAAATTTATTGAAGCAGTGTCAATAATTGCTTTTGGTGCTTGAATTTGAAACACGCCAGTGTCAAGATCAATTGCAACGACTGGTTCAGCAGTGTCAGCAAATGTAATAGCGGTTTTTGATTCAGCATCTCGCTTTACAGTTAAGCTACCAGTAGCCTCATAACCCCCAACAGAATAACCAAGTGGTTTAAACCCATTGCTTGCTATATCAAAACCAACGCGATTTACTTCTCTAGCAATGTTTAATTCAAAGCTATATAAAACTAAATCTTCAGCACTACCTGAATTAATCTCTGTTTTGGTTAAATCATGCATATTAAAGAAAGCTGTGTGATTCTTGTTTAATACATGAGTACCACCTGTAAACGTTTTTGCAGCTAGAACAGGCGCATATCCTGTGACAAACGTAGCAGAACCCATTACCATACCACCATCACTGCCAATATCACCAGCCAAGCTAAATGAAGTACACATACAACCTTTAAATTCGGTGTCTACACCGGAAGCTGCGGTTGAAGCAGGATCTGAGTCCTCAAAATGTATGGTCACCGGTACAATACTAGCTACGCCATCACTATAGGTTGTAGCAGCAGGCATACTACCTATTAATGCATTCGGTGTAGTGCCATCACCAAATAAGGCAAGGCAAATTCTATCTATTGCTTTATCACTTGCCATAAATGTCATTGAGATTTCATACATTCTATCATGTCTTTGCGCTCTAACCATATCATCACTTTGCGCTTGGCCACCATTTAAGCGGAACGGTGCTACACTAAGCGTGTGTGCAGCTACTTCCGAAAAGCTATAATCTGTTACTGGCATTTCAAGGGTTACGCCAGCAGCTAGTGTAGCCGTACCCAATGTTACTTCTGTGCCAATTGTAACTTTAGAATTTGTTTTAGTTTGAAATGTTGTGCTTTTAGCCATTACTTAGCCTCTTTTTTTGATTCTTTTAAACAGTCTTTTAACTTCTTAGGCAAAGGTATTAGTGCTTTTGGCACTTCTACTTCTAAGCCACTTTTTAATCTTAAATGTGTTGATGCGCTACCCAAGGCAAGAAAGTTGTCCTCATCAGGCAATGCAAAATATTCTTTTTTAGCTATATAGCTCATACTAACTCCAGTGTTGTACATGTAAAGGATAAAATACTGCGCAATAAATCTTCATTATCTTCATCTCGCTCATATTCTACACC